ATGGAAGACGATCTAACACACAAACTAATTGATATTGTTCGTAACAATCAGCGTCTACGCGACAAGATTGATAAGGGCGATTCTGCAGATATCATTGACAAATACACTGAACTTGTACAGTTTGATGTAGCTACATATGTAGATAATGATATCAAAGGACTGCCTCCTGCGGCTCAGCGATCAGGCCGTCCACTCAAGACTCTGAAGTCACGACTTGGAGCAAAGAATGGTCGTGTTCGTGGTAACTTGATGGGTAAGCGTGTAGACTTCTCTGCGCGTTCTGTTATCACTCCTGATGCTAACATTGATCTGGATGAACTTGGTGTTCCTGAGGAAATTGCGATGAACTTGACGTTTCCTGAAATGGTTACATCATTTAATCGTGATCGTATGATGACCTATATTCGCAATGGTACTGCAGCGTATCCCGGAGCAAAGTCGGTATATTTTACAGATGAAAAGCGAACTGTTCATCTGAAGTACATGAATACGTCACTTCTTGATCTAAAAAATGGAGATGTTGTTCATCGTCATCTAATTGATGGCGATGTTGTACTCTTTAACCGACAGCCTTCTCTACACAAGGCTTCCATGGAGTGCCACCGCATTCGAGTTCTACCGTATTCTACATTTCGTCTGAATGTTTCTGCAACTCGTCCCTATAATGCCGATTTCGATGGTGATGAGATGAACATGCACGTTCCTCAATCAATTCCGGCAGCTATGGAACTTAAGTATCTTGCTTCTGTTCTACGTCAGATCATCAGTCCCCGTACTAACTCACCGATTATTCAAATCTTTCAAGATACTCTAACCGGTTCATACCGCATTACACAGCCTAATGTTCGTGTTCCGGAATACATTGCTATGAATTTGCTAGCTCGAATGCGTCGTCCGCTTGGTTCATATGTACGCAAGAATAGTCCTCTAACGGGTCACGAAATTATGACGAATGTGTTTCCAATCATGAGTTTTGATGGAAAGATCAAAATTGATAACGGTACATTCGTAAAAGGTGTTCTTGGTAAAGACGCATTTGGAAAGACATCTGAAGGTATCATCCATGCTCTCTACAATGACTTCAGCCCTCAGCGTGCTGGTGAATTTATTAATGATGTACAGAGCATTGTAACTAAATACAATTTGTACTCTGGATTCTCTGTTGGTGCTGCCGATTTGATCGCCAATGCAGAGACGTATGAATTTGTAGCAAAAACGCTAGAAGAAGGTAAGCAGAAGGTTGCTGACATTGTATCCAGCATTCATGCGGGTACATTCATAAATAGTACCGGTCGTTCAAATGGTGCTGAGCTTGAGAACAAGATCATGAACGCACTAAAAGAAATTAACTCGAAGATTGAAGAAAAGGTTGGTGTTAGTCTTCCTAAAGATAACCGAATGGTTCAAATGGTCGATTCTAAGGCAAAGGGTTCTAACTTGAATATTACTCAGATGTTGGCTCTACTAGGTCAGCAAATGGTAGCTGGTCAGCGTATTAAGTATACGTTGCAAGATCGTACACTTCCTCACTTCGCTCGTTATGATCACGGTATCGAGTCTCGTGGATTTGTAGAGAACAGCTTTATCTCTGGTCTACGTCCCGCTGAGTTCTTCTTCCACGCTATGGGTGGACGCGAGGGTTTGATTGATACTGCAGTAAAGACATCAGACTCTGGTTATATCCAACGTAAGCTAGTGAAGATGATGGAGGATCTACACGTGGAATATGATGGAACAGTTCGTAACATTAACGGTTCGATCTACCAATTCGTATACGGCGGTGACGGAATTGATAGTATTGCAATTGAGAATCAACCCATTGAGCTTGGTGTCGCAAGTATGGAACAGCTATACAAGGAGTTTGCTGCTTCAGTTGATGACTTCCGAGCCGTGATGAGTTCTGATCCTGGTCCCGAAATTGACGATTTAATGGATCAAATTATTGCAGATCGCGATGTACTTGTTCGTGATGTATTTCGTTATATCAAAAAGACAGAAGTATCTGCTCCAGTTCATCTCAAGCGTCTACTTTCAAAGTACACGAACCCCTATGCACTAAAGACTGATCTAACTCCTGCGTATGTTGTAGCTGAGCTTAATAAGCTAACTGAAGAGCCTATGATTAAGCCGAATCACCTCTTTCATATCTTACTTCGTTACTACCTTGCTCCTAAGAAGTCAATCATTGTGATGCGCCTTACACAGTCTATGTTTGACGAAATTCTTAAGGATATTCGTTTCAAATACATGAAGGCAAAGGTACACGCGGGAGAAATGGTTGGTACTCTTGCTGCACAGTCTGTAGGAGAACCGACTACTCAGCTAACATTGAACACATTCCACTCTGCTGGAACGGCTAAGGCGAACGCCACCCAAGGTGTTCCTCGAATTGTCGAGCTGTTGTCTGTATCACACAATCCCAAGAATCCGTCTAACGTGATTTATCTACGTCCTGATATTGCTATGTCAGAGAATGCAGTGTTCTATAAGATGAAGGAGATCCAAAAGACAACTCTTCGTGATATTACTCGATCAGTTCGAATCTATTATGATCCTGATCCGTCATCAAAGAATTCGTCTGTTGAGGAAGATCGCCAAATTCTAGAAACGTACCAAAAGTTCTCGGTTACCAACCAAACATCATGCAACTCTCCTTGGATCATTCGCCTTGAAATTGATCGACGTGAGATGGCTGCGCGAAACGTGATTGATATGAACATGATTGCAACCAAGATCAATAACAATAAGGTTCTACGTGTATTCGAGTGTGTGTATACCGATACAAATTCACCTGACAAGCTTGCTATGCGTATTGCATTCCTACCTGACACAGTAAAGAATTCTCTGTCTCTTCGATTCATCGAGGAGAAGTTGCTCGATACTGTATTGACCGGTGTTAATAACATTGGTCGTGTCTACCGTCGCGATAACAATAAGGAACTGATTTATGATGATAAAGTCGGAGGTTATGTTCCAATGAAACAAATTGTTCTAGATGTAGATGGTACAAATCTACTCGATCTTGCTACAGTTGATGGTGTAGACTCGCTTCGGTCATTCTCGAATGATCTTCACGAAATTATTGATGTCTTTGGAATTGAGACAGCGCGTCTTGCTCTCTATCGTGAATTTATGGAAGTCTTTACTGCTGAATATGTTAACTACCACCACATGATCACACTTATTGATGTAATGACGTATCCCGGATACCTAGTAACTGTTGATCGTTTCGGTATGAAGAAGAGCAATAATGGTGTACTTGCGAAGTCATCATTCGAGGAGACGTCTCAAATTCTGTTTGATGCAGCTATCTCTGCTGATTTTGATAAGATGAAGGGTGTGTCTGCAAACATTATGTTCGGTCAGAAACCTCCTTGTGGTACAGGATTTGTAGATATTCTTGTAGATGAGACCAAGCTACCTGAAGGAGCCGAAGAGGATATGTCAGTCTTTGATTCGGATTTGAAAGCTGCTAATATTGCCGTATCGCAAGATGAAGATACAGGTCAGTGCAAGATGGAAGATGTAATGATGGAGTGGTAAACTAATTTTGATACAACTAACTGATAAATTTTAAATGGAACAACCCAAATATGATAGCGTAGTAAACGCTGTTATATCTGCGTTTCAAAAGAGAGCTGAATTTGGTCAAAAGAAATATGGAACTACGTTAGATCGCAATGATCTATCTTTTTTGCAATGGGTTCAACACACGCAAGAAGAACTGATGGATGCTATTTTATATCTTGAAAAACTCAAACAAGTAACGAAATAGGTTACTAGTTGCTGTAAGCAAGACCAGCCATCCCACTCATAATGCGTAGAATGTTGTAGTTGACGGCATAAACGCGCACATCCCAGGTGTCGTCGGTTTGTTCATTAATTGTCACACCTCCACTCATCTCCATCGCAATTGTAGCGGTATCGATGCGAGAGAAGTTGCATGTACCGGACGGCTGATGCTCTTCGGGCTTGAGCGCAAACGAATACACGTAAATACCCGGCTGATATATAGCTGGACCTGTGTGGTGTTGATATACTTGAACTTTATTAAAGTAATCTCCAAAACGAGCATCTAAACGGTCCTGGCCATTGATCTGTAAATGCTGTTTAAAAACTGCAGCCGAATCGTACGTGAATGGTTTGAGACGTGTTTCTGACTTTGCTGTCGCTTGGCTGCAATTATTGTAATAAGTCGGCTGTACGACCCATACTAGCTCCTTTACAGGGTGGTTAAAAGTTAGATCAATACGATTATTGTAAGATGAAATACCCTTATCTTCGTTGTATTGAGTCTGCTCAATTAAATACTCGTGACTCTCCTGGGCCATGCGGCGACGCTCTTCCGTATCAAGGTAAATGTAGTCAATATAGATAGCAGCTTGAACAGGCTGGGGTGTCTTTGATGCGAGTGTAAAATTTCCAGCAATGTGTTGGGCATCATTCCACAGAATATTAATCTTTACTTCGTGGTACTGGAGAGCAATTAGAGGAAGCGCGGCACCAGGGTTACGAGTATAGAAGAACCCTAGAGGAATATAAAGTACATTCGGAAGACTGGGTTTTCCGTTTACAGCATTACATTGTACGGTATCAGTTAATGCTACACTGCCCGGGTTTATATCCCCACTGCTGACCATTCTACGTAGGCTACCCCATTGATTGTCAGTACTCGTCAAACTATCCCAAAGAAACAACCATTCGCCGTATAGGCGATCGATGAGCTGACCACCAATATCAAGTTCTGCATACTTAATTAAATTATAACCTAGGCGATACTGGTCATTATTCCAGTTAAATACTGAACCATCTGTACCTTTGTAGGGTAGAACGACCTCGAGATACGTTGAGTAGAGAAGATCGGCGTGACGACCGATGATAGCACTCTGCTTGGTGCCCCAGTTCGGCTGGCCAGAAAAGTTGATACGAAACGGCTCCATAGCGAAGTTTGTGTGGCGCTTGAAGAGACCCTTCCAGAACGTAATTTGCGGATTGCCACTGAGGTATGCATCTTGAGCACCACAGGCGACGAGCTGTAATAGACCACCACCCATTTGTCTTTATATGTTAGTCATACTGAATTTTTTAATGGTGGCGACGACGGCGCGTTTTGCGACTCTTCTTCTTGCCACCTTCAACAACTGGGGTTTCTTCATCGGATTCAGATTCGGCGCCACCGTGCTTCTTGTAGGTCTTCTTGGCCTCCATAATTACCTTCTTGAGGCCGTCGCCCTTCTTGTAGCTGCCCTTTGACTTCATTTGCTTCATCGTCTTCTTGACGTGAGTGAGCCACTTGTTTGCCATTTTTGTATTGTATGATAGAGTTTTTATACAACGACGTTATAGATTGGTGAAATTTTCTGCATAGGTTGAAAAGATACCGCGGGATCCGGTTGAACGGGGGTTTTGTATTTTTTAGGAACGAGTTCTCGTAATGCTTCGGGTTTGAGGACTAAGCTATTTTCCTGAAATTCACCAATGTATAACTCCATCATACTATCAACCGATCCATAATTCATCATGATCCACTGGCAACCGTAGGTAAATAATATTTGAGGATTATAGTTTGTTAAATCGGCTCCTATATCGGGAACAACCATGGTAATTGAGTTACGATTATGCTTAATGAGTTCTTCGTGATCATATGACTGGGCAGCTTCCATATATGTCAAACGACGTAGATGAGACGTCGACCATGAAAGATTAACTAGTTCTTCCATTAGTGTTCCTTTCATCGCTCCACCACTTACAATGATTAGCTTGCGTTGTAAATTGCAAATGGGTTCGACGGATAAATTCTTACGTTGGTAACTGTATGTACTATCTAACATATATGTGCGGGACGTTGTCTTCAGTATTTCGGCACATGCATTAATTGTAGTAGTCTTATTGGTGTGGAATACTAAACTTAGAATAAACGGATCAGACGAGACCGGACAGCTTACACTATTAAAAGCATTATTTACAATTGAAACACAACAGGCTTCAAATGGCACTGTATTATATGCGTAATCTGTTCCTAATTTTTGATTCTTTAATCCAACAACAGGCTTGCCATTTCCATTATCATAAATATCTAACTCGACCAGACGAGGGCCGGCTTTGATGACAAGAGGCAATATAGAATCGGAAACGTAATCATAGACTTTAGCTCCGGGATACAACGAATACGATGAAGCGGCTGCATAGTAATCACAGAGTCTCATATTTACTGGCGTTGTTGGACAACCAAGAGGAGCTAACTTGGTTACCTTTTCATATGCAGCAAACGTAGAGTTTGCAGTTAATTTTGCTTGTGTACCCGAAGGTGTTACCGTGTGGTAAACAGAAGTCGAAATTGCCCAAGCAAGAATAGCACTCCCAAGAAAGATGAAAACATAAAACCAAGTAGACCCTTGAGATGCAACTTCTTTTATTCTATCTAAGTATGACGGCTCCATTATTTACTTCCAACACGAAATAACATCCCACGTAACCCTCTTACAACATCGTCGGGTATTCTTTCATTCATTGGAATATCAAGTAGACAACAGTAATGAAAATATAAACAATACATTCCACATTCTGAATCTTCATATTGATGGCGTGTCTTGTTATAGCTCATAACCATAGGTTTAGAATGTATCTTTGTCGTATCCCATTGGTCTTTCCATCGCTTCATTAGTACCTTTATTTCCTTTTCAGGCTTCTGTGCGTATGAGTCAAAAAATGTAATACGAGGAAATTCTAATTCGGGACGAATATCGCAAAATAATGCTATCCAGTGTTGACCAGGCCCAGTACTTACATCCGTATTAAAAATGATGCCAATTTGAGTTTTACCCTGCTTGTAAAGTGATTGAATATCCATTGAACAAAGTGAACTTACTAAACACTTACCTGTCTTACTTCGTTTATCAAAATCAATAGGAAACGCACCAACGAATAAATATGCATTAAATAATTTCATGTACTGTTTTTCTAAAGCTTCTATCTCATCAGATGATAACCATTGTTCGGGATTTGTTACCCATGAATTTGGAGCTCTGGGTTTTGATAACATTGATGTAATAATACATTCTGCAGTTCCGGTTCTACAATGACTATGAAATCTCTCCTTTAATTGTCCCCAAACTTTTGCAATATCACCTTTTGCAATAGGTTGTTCAGACGGATGCTCTTTATTATACACCGTTCTCAAGTTTTCAATTTCATCCTCACTGAATGACATCCTTATCTTCAAAACGGATTATGTTCTAGACAATTTATAAAGTTATCAAAAATGGAGGCTAAGATCGATATTCTTCGTCAGCTAACCCGTAACTATGCGACTTATGACAATGAACTGCGTGGTTTGAACTCTCGTGTACATGAACTACGCGAATCTCGTAAAGAAGTAGAGACAAAAATGGTTGAAATTTTGAAGGACGAAAACTTTAAAAACTTTGATAAAATAAAAAACCAAGAAGATGGTTCAATTATTCGAATCCAACGTCCTCAAACGTGGTCCAAGCCTTGGAGTGTTTCACAGAAGGAATTGAAATCTCTTCTAGAAAGCTACTTTGATTCGACTAGGAATTCAAACTCGGCAGATTGTTTCAACTATATTATGAACACAAAGAAAGAAGCTCTGGTAGCAGACGAATTTGCTATTACTCGAACT